TGTTGACATAATATAATAGTATAAAATTAAAGGATTTTATTTTCAACGAGGTTCAAACTGTTCAAGTCCAAATCCTCCTAACGAGTCAAATCCTGATGACTCAAAGTTTTTAGGTAGTTCATCGTTTTGACGTTGCGAAATCATTTCTGATTGTTGCGTGCCTATGATTCTAGCGCGCTCGTCTTTACGATCTTCTATATCAGCTTCTTTTTGTTTATCTACTTGAGCTCTCATTTGAGCAAGCTTCATGTTGTAATCAAACTCTTCAGCCATTAATTGCTTTTTAATTAAAGCTTCTTGTTCCATTTTCTTTATTTCAAACTCAGTTTTAGCTTGCTCTATTTGAACCTTAGTCTGGGCAAGGGCTTGTTCTTTTTGAACATCAGCCATAGCGGCTTTTTCAGCAGACTGCGCATTAGCTTGAGCTTGAGCTTGTATATTCTCTAACTGTTCAGCTCTTTTCTTTTCTTGCTTTTCTTTTTGTTTAAACTTTAAATATTGATTGGCTAATTTAATATTACGTATTTCTCTAATATCTATAGCGTCTTCAAGACCTATATTTCCAGACTGTAATGCTATTTGTATATTTTGTTCTAACTTATTTTGTTCCTCTTCGTCAGGTTCTAAATCTAAAAATATACCAAACTCGTGCATGCTAAGCTTATCGACTTCCTCAAGAGTAGCTGTGTTGAATTGATTTATACTACCCATTAAAGTTTGTTTTGTTAATGGAAATGCTAAAGCATCAGCAGCTCTTAAGCTTATATTTTCAGCAGCTCTAACAGTTAAATACATTAAAGATTGTAATATGTGTTTTGTCGCTGTATTAGAATTAGCAGCTGCTAGTTTTTGTAAACCAACTAAAGCATCTTTAGAAGGTTGACTACCGTCTCTAGCCTCATTAAGCCCGGTTACGTCACGTATCATTTGTAAATAATACTGGTACGTTTGTGTTAGTGAAGATATCTTAGCCATACCATTAGAGCTTTGTAACTCTTGAATTGGTACTTTACCTCTGTTACCATCACCATCTTGTGTTAAACTTCTACCTACAATACTACCAGTTTGGAAGTACATATTCAAAGCTTCTTGTGGATTATAACTAGTACCGTTGCCAAGATCTACTTCTGCCAAACCATCAACATCAACATAAACACCATCAGGCACCATACGCGACATCACTTGCTGCAGCTTTAAATGCGTTAGCTGTATCATATCAGCAAAGCCAGTAACTCTATTTACTAAAGAATCAATACGACCTTTGTACATACGTGGAGCTGATATAACATAATTCATATTAACTCTAGTAGTATCACCATAAGGTCTAGACATATTCTCTGACAACTTCCACTCTAGCATATTATTCATACCTAGAATTTTAGCGCCTGTGTATAAAACTTCTATAGCTCTATGTACTCTATCAAAGTTATCATTTTCAGGTGGATCAAACGTGTCGTCTTTTTCTATAATTTTTTCAAGACCCTGCTCTGTTCTTTTTAGTTTGAATACTTGATCGTGATAAGTTTTATATTCAAAAAACAAAACTTGAACTTGATCTCTTTGATCTTGTCCCCACCAATTTAAAGTGTAGTTAGTACTACCTGGATATTGCTGTATCTCTTCTAGTTGATCAGGTGTTAAGTCTGGAAACTGACGTTTAACCTCTGATAATGACATGCTTTTTACTTCACCTACATAGTATATATCCTCAAAATTAGGATCTTCTGTATAAGAATAAACTAAGCTAGCAGGATCAACATGCTCTACTGTTATACCTTCTGACTTATTAAAATTTGTTTTAACAGCGCCTATACCTAGCACGGCTAAATCATAAGCTATTTGTCTTTTTGTTTCTTCGTATCTATTATAATCAAGAACATTAGATATTAATTCTTCTTCTGCTATTTCAATACTCTGCTTATAGTTAAGCTGCATATAAAGATCTAGCTCATCTTGATTACCTGGTAATTCTTCAGGTTTTGGAGTTGCATAAAAGTTTTTACCTGTTGCTGCGCCTAATTCTTCTATAAGATCTTTGTTTTCTATATCACGTAAAGCAGCAAAGGCAAAATCAGTTCTTTGTTTTAAAGCAAATGGATCTTGAGCAAAAGAATTTATCTTATAACCTTTATCAGTCATACCATTAACAACAATGTCTACAAACTTGGACAATACAGGTACTGGCTTCCAGTCTAAATTTAAATAAGACAAATCACCGTTTATAGCTAATTCATCTTTGTATTTTTGTACAGACTGCTCACCCCTAGCGTATAACTTTAAACGGTTATAGTTTTGAAAGTTAGCTGTGAATCTTTCTAACCCACCGCGGTTGCTTCTAAACCACTCGTTCTCTACGGCATTACCTACTTGTAATCCATAATCGTAAGAATCCTTAACCGCTACAGGTACTACCTGATCTGGAAATGAACTATTGTAGTTAGTATAAACCATTTATTTATTTTATTATTTTTGAACTAGACCCGTCGTTGTTGTATTTTCCAAAGTTTAACGAAACAGGATTGTTTCTTCTTTGAGCAACTGGAGTATATTTGTTTTTGTTACAAGCCATAATAGCTAAGCCAGAGCTTATTGAAGCATCGTGCTTTGTCCTATTGTTTATATTAAATTTGGCCCAATCTTCTAATGTTTCTTGAAAATACATATCACCATATCCATTTTCTAAATTACCCACAAATGTTTCTATATAATATTCTATAGCAGCAGCGTGAGCCTGCTTAATATCTTCTGAGGAGTTAGGTATTCCACCTATTTCTTTTTCAGCTACAGATAGTTTGTTCCAAACCTTGTCTGGTCTATTCATAGAGAATCTCCTATAACCTCTTCTTTTTAAATAATACAATAGCCTTGGCTTATTGTTTTCCGCAAGTATTGGCATGCCATAAAAAGCTAATGCCATTAATACATCTTCAAAAAATATCTCAGCCGTTTGAGGTCTAGCTATATATTCTAAAAAAAATCTATTAGCAGGAGCGTTTTCCATGCTAAACTTTGTAAGACCGTGTAAAGACCCTTTAGATCCTTTACCATCTACTGTTCCTGATATATCATAAGAGTCACAACCAAAAGCACCGATATGTTCATTACCAGGATATTTAACTCCATCTTTTATTATTACACGGTTTTGTAAATTAACAGGTGGTACCCACGATATTAAAAACCTACCGTTTTTGTTTGGTGTAAACTCTACAACTGTATCTTTAACACCGTTACGCCACTGAAAATTTCCTCTAGTTAATAAAGAAGAATATCTAGCTTCTTCATTGTTATCTATTTGCTCGTATATTTTAGTTAGATTAAATAAAGATTCTTTAGCTTCATCTCTAAAAGCGTGTTGTTCCGTACGAGGAAACTGACGGTAATATTCATTTAACCCGTCTTGATCTGTCTTTAAACCATCTACTTCATTTTGCCAATGCTCTATTACACCTTGGTCAATGATCTCGCCATAAGGCCCTTCAACTTCTTTTTCTGGCGTGTCGAATACAGGTACTCCATAAGTATCAATGAATCCTTCGTAGTTCCACTCCATAGGTATGAACAAACTATATAATCCTGACTTAGTCTGTCCATTGCGGTTTCTTTTTGTAACGTCTGAATCATAATAAAGTTTTTTAAAGTTTTCACCACCTTTATCTAAAGAGTTACTAGTTGAACCCATCATACATTTACCTACAACTCTACTACCTAATCGCAGTGTGGTTTTTGTAACCCTCCAGTTGTTTAATATATTATCAGGTCTTTCCCATTTACCGGATTCATCATGCACTAACAGCTTTAGTTTTTCACCATCATAACTGTTATCACCTGTATTTTTCCAGTCAATAGTAGTATCAAGTCCTTCTAATTCTTCGGGGTTTTCGCCTTGATCAAGTTTACGCCTGGTAAGTTTTGACGCGGGGATTCTATAAGCAAGTTCCGTTTTTGGCCGGTCCATACCGTCTTGTATGGGTCGAAAGAAGAACGGATAGTTGATAGAGATCGGTACGACTTTATCGGTAAACATTTTTTTAGCATCAGCCCCTGATTTTGATAAGATACCGAATCTTGCATCGCTTGATATCGTAGCGAGGTTGACTGTTTCACCTGATGCCATGAATGAAAAACCAGACCTTCTGTTTTTAAGGTAGCACATACCATATGATCTTGAGTCTGCTTTACAAGCTTCCCAGAATATAAAGAATAATCTGTTTGATTCCCTAAAATCTGCTGCCCCAACATCAATCTTGGACCACTGCAAGTACATATAGTGAGTACCAGTAATGTAAGTAGCCACGCCTTTATTATAGAACCAAAAACCTTGTTCTCTTTTATAAAATTCACTATCAATGTAATCATACCAAAGCTCTTTAAAATATTCAGGCTTTTGATTCCATTCAAATACACTTTTTATTTTATCAAGATCTTTAGGATATTCTAACCTATTCCACTTGTCATTATTAAAAGTGTGTATATTGTTTTGTTTTGGTAATGCTATTTTTAAATTTTGTATCTCGTATACATCACCTATTTCACCTGTGTTACTTATAACTATAACATCATGCTCTTTGTCATAGCCGTATTTCCATTTTTTATACTTGTTATTTCTTTTTAAAACCTTAGGCTTTATATATTCAGGTAGTATTTTTACAAGTGTTTGTTCATAACTCATTTTGATCTACCTTCAGCAAAGCCTTTAAATGATTTTGCTTTTGTTTCTTTAGAACCGTTAAGTAAAGCTTTTTCCTCTTCAATACGATTAAGTATTTCGAAAGCATCGAATATAGCTAGCTTTTTTGTAGCAGCTGCGTTTTTTAAACGATCAGCTGAGATGTCATCATCAGAATCAACAATAGCTTCTTTAGCTACCTTAATTAATTCCTCTACTGCTCTCTGCCCAGCTTGGATTATATTCTGTTTCGTTTCCTTTACGTTCATGTTTAACAACAATATCATTTGATTTCATACAATAAAAAAGTTCTTTATTAACCACAAACTCAAACTCACTGCCGGGTTTAAACCCTACATAGTCTCCAGGATTAACTCCCATGGCTTCTAAAGAACTATTACCATATTTTAGTATACCACGTAGGCTTTTTAATTTATCGCCCTTTAAATTAGAAGTTTCTAAAATAGGTTTTACAAAACAATAGTCAGAATTTGTAGACCATTTGTTTTGTTTTTGGTACATATATATTTGTTCAGAACTTGCAAAATACATATCATCTTTAAAATACTTATTGCTATTTTTTTCATTACCCTTAATATCGTACCATCTTCTAAAAAGATTAAAGTGAACTATTACTTTATCACCTTTTTTTATAGGGGTTTTTATAGCGGCTGGAACTTCTATAACTTCAGCAAGTCTATTTACAAACTTGTGATCTTCAATACCAGCGTTAATGATAAGCGCTTTATCTTCAATGTTTATTTCATTGTTATATCTATTACCTATAGGTTTAACAATAAATTGAAAAATACTTTTCATTAATATTCTAAATCATACTCAAGAGATATAGCCATGTTAGAATTAAATTTCTTCCATGGCAATACCTCGTTGTTTTTTTTAATATGTATGTTATAAGAATTATCTGACTCTTGAAATATAATATGAGAAATCTTATGACCACCGTAAACCTCTTGGCCTACAGAATAGTGCATAGCATCATTTTTATAATCAGAGCCTATACTGATTTTTCTTATAACGTTTAACATTTTACTCCGCTTCTATTGTTTCGATAGGAGTTATTACTCCAGTAGCGATGTCAATATTTACAGCTCCATATTCATTTTCAAGCTCTTTTTTAAAAGCTTCTACTTCTTGAATAACACCAGCATACTCGTGTAGTAGTTGATGCTTATCGTTTTCTACGTAGCCAATCTGCTTAAGCAATTGCCCTACTTTATTCTGCTGATCTACAATTGTTTTTAATTGATCTTCAGTTACTTTTTTCTCTATACTTTTAACTTTACTCATTTGATTTAATTTAATTAATATATATTTAACTAGTTATCTTTATTATTACTTATTTTTTTACCTTTTTCCCACGTACGACCTACAAAATAAGCGCCATACACAGTTATTAATAGCGACTGGAATATAGGTATATAATCCTCTGCTATTGAAAACTCTCCTATGTTACCATCAAAAAATGCTAATACAGAAAATATAAAGGTAAGGTATATAAGAACCATGGGCCTTATATTTTTAGACAAGAAGGAATCGGACTTCATATCCGACTCCCATCTTGCTGTTACCTGGTCTTGAGCATCTTTGTCTGCTTGCTCTAGCAGCTCTTCAACTTTTAGTTTAGCCGCAAGTCTTTCTTCATCTGTAGTTACTAGATCATCTATTACTTTACCTATATCTTTGATGAGACCTCCAGTTATAAATTGAAGAATTTTTTTCATATTAAAATAATCTATCTTGACCTAAACGAGTTCTAGCTCTAACTCTTTTATGCTTCGTGCTAAAAGGATTTATTCCTCTTAACAAATTTCCAGCTTGAGAGTAAGTATTTCTTCTAGCCTCTCTTTTTGCTTTGCGCTTTTGTTTGTTTGTTTGAGCAGGCGCAGTTACAACAACTTCTGGTAATTCACCACCAAGTCTTTTTTGATATCCTGGAACTACTTCGTAGTCTTCGTCAGACGCTCGTGCATTTGACAATGTTGTAGTTGGATGTGAACCACCTGGTCCGTGTGATGATAATGGTCCATATTTTTTCATAGGATCACCATACTTTTTCATAGGGTGATGCTTGTCTAAAGGCCCTCGCATACTCATTGGGTGCGCGGCGTGATCATCAACGGCATTATATTTTAATAAATCTTGACTATGTTTAGAAGTCCAAGGCGATCCAAGTTTTGGTAAAGCCGCATTGCCTTGATCTTTACCAGGTTTCATTTTAGGCATAATATTTGTTTTAGTTTATGTATTTTTTTTAGCGTATTCATTTGCGAATGCCTCCCAAGGTAATGCGCTGCTACCTTCTTTCATATTGCTTCTTGAATATGTTTTTCCTTTATAATAAACATTTTCATCATCATAATTTAGATCACCATTTTTTATTTGGTGCATATGACCCATCTCGTGCGCTAACACTTGTTTATACTGAATAGGATCTTTTATATCTTTATTCATAAGTATACTACCATTATTAAGGGCTTTGCCTAGTACACCATCTTCTAAATGAGTATGATACAGCGGCGTGTTATCAATAACGTAAGGTGGGTTATCTAATTTAAACGACATTATTTATTATTATACGGAAACATTTGGTTGAGTTTGTTTTTACGAGCTTGGCATCCGCAGGGTACGTTTAAACCTTTTGAAATAGTATCTACCATACTTTTAATACCAGTTGCTGTTGTAAACTTTTCAACGTCATCTCCAAATCCTCTTGATTTCATTATATTATATTTAATTATTAACTATGATGTTTTTTATCGTACTTCATATCTCCAGCTAGTTTAGATATATGCTTTTCGTCATTAGTCATTTGCTTATCGCTACCACCATGCTTAGCATCATAATTAACGTCTTGCTTTAAATAACTTATATGAGCAGCGTCGTCTCTTTCTGTAGCCTTGTAATTGTATTTTGTTACAGGAGTTTGTGAGTGTCTTGCGTTGCCAGTATAGTGGCCGTAGTGTCCTTTTTCCATAATTACCATTTTACTTTGTCAGCCCAATATGCAGCAGACATTTTTCCTTTTTTAATGTTCTTAGCGTGGCGAGCTTTAAAACTAGCTCTACGCGCTTTAGACTTAGCATCTGTTTTTTTACCAGCTGTGCTAACACCTTGTTGACCAAATCGTATAATTTTTTCTAAACCACCTTCGCAAGCTTTAACTATATGTGATTTAGTTTTATGATCTGGCGTTCGCCGAGGTTTGTTACACTTAAGTGTTTTCTTATCAGTTGCCATATGTCCAAATTACATTAGGTGATTTATCATCGTCTATATCAGCGTGAATAAAAGTATCA